AAAATAGCTTGGAAAACTTTTCTTCTTTCATTTATTAATATGTATAAATGCCCAAATTGTGGTAAGATTCAACCGCTTAGCAGCTTTACTACTAACAATTCTACTATCAATAAAATAGCCTCAAAGTGTAAAACTTGTTTAAAAGACTATACTTTAGAGCATAAGGAAGATAAGAAGGTATATGATAGTAAGTATGGAGCTCTAAATAAAGAACATAAGAAAGAGTATGATAAATAGTACTATTTACTAAATATAGATCGTAAGCTAGAACAAACTGCAACTTATAGAATTATAAATAAAGAAAAAGTAACTACTAGTATAAGAAATCATTATATTAATAATAAATATCTATACATAGGTTATAGTGCAAAACGTAGAGCTACAAAATTACAAGCCACCCCAAATTGGGCAAATTTGATAACTATAAGAGAAATTTATCGAACTTGCCCTCCTGGTTATCATGTAGACCATATAGTACCTTTGAAAGGTAAATTAGTATGTGGACTTCATTGCGAATTCAATCTTCAACATCTACCCGCTAGTGAGAATTTAAGTAAAGGAAACAGGTTTGAAGTATGAGTATAAAAAGCTGGATTGTAAATAAGTTAAACCCCGCACAGGCCGAGATCGCTAGAAATGAGGGTGACAGTATTTATGCAGATAATACTATCACCTTTGAACAAGCGTATGATGCCCTAACTACTGTTAGACGAGCTGTTGATATGATTGTAAATGGAGCCTCTAGCTTCGACATAGATGTTAAAGATAAAATTAATGGTTTAATATCACCTACTACTGGTACTAGAAAATCTAAAGTAGAAAATCTACTTAATTTTCAACCTAATCCATATATTGATACTAATAAATTTCGTAGGCTAATGTATATAGACTTAGTACTAACAGGAAATGCATTTATATATTATGATCAAGTATACCTATATAATTTACCCGCCTCTCAAGTAGAAATTTTAACTGATCCATTAGTATATGTAAAAGGTTACAAGTATAATGGTGTCATAGATTTTAAGCCAAATGAGGTATTACATATAGCCGATAATAGTAGTACTAGTATCTACAGAGGAACTTCTAGGCTTAAGTCAACTGCTGATACTTTGAAAGTACGCAGCGATATGACTGCTTTTCAAGGTAACTTCTTTAAGAATGGGGCAGTACCTGGCTTAGTTATTAAATCTCCAAATGTGCTTGGTGACAAGATAAAAGCTCGTATGATAGAGTCATGGCAGTCTCAGTACTCTCCTACTAAGGGAGGCAAAAGACCGCTCATCTTGGACGGAGGCTTAGATTTAGATAAAATCACGGATGTAAACTTCCGCGAGTTAGATTTCAAAGATTCAATAACTTCTAAAGATTTAGAAATTCTAGTAGCTTTAGGAGTTCCAGAGGTGCTAATTTCAAGTGGGAACAACGCAAATATTACACCTAATCTAAGACTATTTTATATGGAAACCGTTCTACCACTTGTTAGAATGGTAAATGCAGGTTTTGAAAGATTCTTTGGCTACGATCTTGAAGTAGAAGCCTCCAAAGTATCTGCACTACAACCAGACTTAAAAGATGAAGCTATGTATAATAGCACACTTGTAAATGGTGGAGTTATTAGTCCTAATGAGGCTAGGGAAACTTTAAGATACGAACCAAAAGAAGGGCACGATGACCTACGAGTACCTGCAAATATAGCAGGTTCTGCAGCAGGAGACCCTAGTGGAGGAAAACCACCTAATGCAGATAAATAAGAAATTTGAGCTTATCTCTGGTTTCTCAATTGAGAAAGCTGGAGAATCAGATGAACTTCGTATTGTTGGTTATGCCAACACTACTACAAAAGATAGAGTTGGTGATGTTGTTGCAATGGAAGCATGGACTAAGGGTGGTATTGATAACTACAAGCTAAATCCAATTATCCTAGCATATCATAATCACTCTAGACCGATTGGTACAGCAGAATCCTTATCCATTGATGAAAAGGGTTTAAAGATCACTGCTAGAATCAGCAAAGCCGCTGGAGAAATTTACCAGCTAGTACAAGAAGGAATCCTTAAAGCTTTTAGCATTGGATTCCAAGTTAAGGATGCAGATTACGATAGTGCTACAGATATTTTCGTAATTAAAGATCTAGAACTACTTGAAGTTAGTGTAGTTTCTGTTCCGGCAAATCAGGATAGTCTATTCTCAGTCTCTAAAGGCTTTGATAGTGAAGCTGATTACTTAGAATTTAAAAAATCATTTAACCCACCAGAGGAAAACCTAGAAGAAATTGCTAAAGAGCAAGAGACGCAGGAACTACCCGAAGTAGAAGAAGCCAAGGAAGAAGAATTTATGGATAAAGACGAACTATTGAAGATGATTGCAGAAGCTACTAGTGCTGCTGTAACAAAAGGTATTGAAGTTGGCCAGTCTGGTGCTGAAAAGCTCCTAGCTGATGCAGAAAAACGCATTAAAGATGCAGAAACTGCTGGTGCAACCAACCTAAAAGCTGTTGAAGACCTACGCGCTGCTCTAGCAGAAAAGGCAACTGAAATCGAAGCTCTACAAAAGAGCAAGATGCAATTTGATGAAAAAGCAACTGGTGACAAGATCAGCTATGCTGAAAAAGAAGCTGCTGTACTTATGGCTAAGGCTACTAATAAAGGTATCACCGAAACCTCTATTTTCCGTGACCTAGTACAAAAGTTCGGTGCTCATATTCCTAGTGCAACTTGGGAACTTGAAGTTTCTACTAATATGCAAGACGAAATTCGTCGTGCTCTAATTGTTGATCCTATCTTCAATAAGAATATTAGCATGAATAACCCCGTTATGCGTCTACCAGTCAATCCTGAAGCAGGATATGCAAACTGGGTACTAGAGGCTGGTTATAAAGCTGCTACATCTAGTGGTACTGCTCAGAACCACGTTGTAAAAGAAATCAACCTAACTGCTTATAAACTAGCAACCAAGGAATTCCTAGGTACTGAAGAAGAAGACGATAGCATTATTCCTCTACTACCTATCATCCGTGACGCTATTGTTCGCAGAACTGCAAAAGCATGGGATCTAGCTCTACTACGTGGTGCTGGTGCTGGTGCTGACCCAATTAAAGGTATTATCACAACCGCTGCTGGTGGTGACATTATCTCTGGTGGTGCTGGTCTAGCTAAAGCTACTATCCAGAAGATGATTGATATGCGTCGTGCCCTAGGTACCCGCGGTCTTAATCCTTCAGAACTAGTTTTCGTTGTTTCTAACGATGTTTACTACGATCTACTAGATGATACCTCTTTCCAAACTATGGATAAGGTTGGTACTCGTGCTACCCTACTAACTGGTCAAGTTGGTTCTATTGCTAATGTTCCAGTTGTACTAAGTGGTGAATTTGAAGCTAAGGCTGCTACCAAGATTGGTGCTGTTCTAGTTAATCAAAATAACTTCCTAGTTGGTCGTTACAAAGGACTACGTGTTGAGTCTGACTACTCTGTAGAAAATCAACAACGTCTAATCGTCGCTTCTCAGCGCCTAGGATTCCAACAAATCTCTAGCATTGAAGGCAATGGAGTAGCAGTTTTTAGATGGACAGCCTAATCTTTAGGTAATTATATAGATGGGGGCTTCGGCCCCCATTTTGCTATGTATTACGTGTAGTACATAGCAAAATAAACAAGCAATAAGGACAACTATGGTAGATTCTGAAGACACCGATTTAAAAAAGGATATGTTAGAGGCATTAGCTACTATTGAAGATTCTGGACAACGTATAGTTTTAATGCTGCTTATGAGAAGTATTGATAATATCTCCCATAAACTGGATAAAGTGCTTTCTGATGAAGCTAAAATTAAACATATAGTATTAAATGGGCACTCAGAAGCCCATGATGCCCACCATAAGTGGGTAGAAGATCAACTAGCAAAAACAGTAGAACATACTCAATCTCTAGATTTTATTAAAGATAGAAGAAGTAATGGTGGACTCTGTGAATTCGCAAAAAGAAAAGTACAAGAAGAAATAGCACTTAATGCTAGCAAAAGAAAAATAAGTGAAGGTATTGTAGAAAAAATACTAGTAGCTATTTTAATGTTTGCAGCTGGTGTTTGGGCTTCAATACACCTACCTATATGAAAAAAAGTAACTGTCATCTAACTGCGTGGAGTAAATTTCGTTCAGAAGTAGCCAGTTCTTTGTCAGTTCAGTATACAAAAAATAGTCGTGTATATACTTATTTAAATAAATATCCAAGAATTAAAATATGCTTAGCTCCTATAATTTTAGTAGGTGTATTATTACAGTGGACTGCATGGACACTTGTACAACTTGGAGAAATTTTAAGAACTGGTAGATGGTACCACGTTACTTGGAGAGAGGGTAATATTCATAAAGAGTTTGTACCTTTAAATAAAGCTTCTCCAAAGTGGGTACCTCCTTTATTATTTGAAGGTAAAGAACAAGAGGTTCCTAATGATATTAAGACCTAGCTATTTTGTAAGATTAGTAGATAGTATTAGTCAGTTGCTTAACGTTTTATTACTAGATGGAGATGCTAATGAATCTATTAGTGGACGTTCATACAGAGAATCGTGGAAATCAGAAAAAGTAATTAATTTTGTATTTTTCTGGGAGCCAGAACATTGTAAACTAGCATACTATACAGATTTAGCTCGTGCTAAAAATATGGTATATGAGGAGGAAAATAAATGAAAGTAGAAATTTTAGAAACTAAACTAAGTAGCCATGGATTTTACGCAGAAGCTGGAGATAGACTAACAGTTACTGATGCAGTCGGAGCAACTTGGTGCCAAAACGGCTGGGCGAAGGACCTTTCAGGTCAAATTAGCCAATCCGATAGAGTTGTAACAGATAGTACAATTAATCCAACCGATATGTCTATAACAGTTTTAGGAGAATCAGCTAATGGCTAAATATCTAAACCCAACCGCAGTACTAGACGGACTTCTAGACAAAATCGCTACTGGTACTATTATGACAGTATGTTCAGCTCAACCAACTACTCGTGTAGAGGCGGTAACAACTTTCGCTCTAGCAGATGTTACTCTAGTTGGTGGTGACTTTACAAAGGCTAATGGTGATACAAATGGTCGTAAAGTTACTGTGGCTCAAAAAGCAGCAGTACCTATTGATGCTAGTGGAAGCGCTACACACGTAGCAATCTGTGATGGTACTAACGTTTTACTAGTTACTACTTGTACTTCTCAGGCTCTTACTAGTGGTGGAACTGTAACAATTCCTACTTTCAAGTGTGAAACTAGCGAGCCTACTTAATTTATGTCTTTATTAGACGAACTAACCACCGGCCCGTTGGCCGCAGAACTCGCACCACATATCACTGCCGGAGCAGACGGCGTGGTTGCGGCCATCCTCAACCGTAAAGATATTGCAGCCAAGGGCAGCGTATCCAGCCATGACATCCGCCGATATCTGATGCTGGTCGATCTGCTCATTGCAATTGAAGCCAGCC